CTGAAACAAGTCCGTTAAAAATGTACGAACCCGTGTCCACAAACTTCTCTGTGTCGTCGATGTCTGAGGCGAGTTTGGTGTAGTCATCTCCGATCTCTTTTACAATCTCTTTTAAAAAATCCATTAAATTACAAATCCAAATTCTTCACGGGCAATTTTCTTGTAAGGTCCACCTGGGTTAGCATCGCGGATCTCTTTAATTCTAATCATCTTTTGATAAAGTGCTGCATCACCACCCAGTCTCAATGCACTGACAATAGTAGCAAGTTCTTTATCGTTGATAGGCAGGTCCATTAGGAGAAAAATAGTTCTAGGTTTACAGTTTTTTCGACATTCCAACCGATGGCATCAAGGATTGCTTTCAGTGGTTCGACAAAGGACTTCTCAAATTGTAGGTCATAGTCAATGTATTTGTCAATGTTAAGTTCCTTTGGGAAGTCCTGAATGAAGGAAATAACATTCTCGTGCATTGGGTTTGGTTTCTTCAGATAACAGAATTTGATCTTCTCACCGTTTTTAATGAGAGAGTATTTGTTATCCAGTTTGTTCTTCTTGATATAGTGATTAAACAAAAGAGCACCACGACAATGAATGGGAGTTCCTTTGATATAGATTTCAGAAGAACCTTTATATTTCACGACATCAGAAACAGATCTCGGAAATGAGATTTGCTCCGGGGGCAAACTCTTAAACTCTGCCCGTGACTTATCAATAAAGTCAATGACATCTTCTTCTGTTCCAGTCATCAGGATATTGAATGCATCCTTAAGCATCTTACGGCAAGGGGCAGGAGTAGATGACTTAACAGACTCAATACCCATCACTTTCAGTTTGGGTTCAGAATACTGAACACCCTCACTATTCCACACGTTAAGAATGTATCGCTTCTTCGCAGTCCAGATGCCACGATCAGCGATATTCTCACGCTTCATTTGCATTTTTTGGTCGTATGCCGAAACATACTCCGCCAAGTCCTGATAAGACTTCTCGATGAACGGTTCAAACTTGTCTTCGCAGACCTTATCAAGTAGTTCCACAACTGCAGTTTTATCACCAGACTTGTGACCAAGAAATTTATCAACAAGAGGTCCAAGATTAAGATAAATTGAATCTGTGTCAGATGCAATTACGTAATCCTCGTCGGTTGTAGACAACAGTTTATTTAGATATCCATTCATCTTACCTTCGATCCATCTGATGGACACTTGTCCAGAGAGGGTGATTGCTTCTGCATTGGCAAGTTTGTAGTACCTAAAATACTGATTACCGATAGCGCCATAAGCAGAGTTAAGAGAGATCTTCTTAGCCATTTGGATATTGTTGCACCTTGCAATCTCTTTCTCCAGTGCTTTGGTTGGGGTCTTTTCATATGCTTGTTTTGCTTGGAGCATTTTTTTCTTAAAGATCACCCGGTCGCCATACATCTTCTCCATCAGTTCTGGCAGGAAACCACGGACATCTTTGCGGAACATTGCACCATTAGCACACACCGCATTGTCCTTATACAGTTCAAAGTTTATTTCCTCATTAAGGATTCGATCAACTGTAGCCGTTGGGTGTCGTTCCTCCAGAAGCGTCTCTGGGGAGATGTTATACTGCATAATAAGATGGGGATAAAGACTATTGAGGTCAAAACTAACCACCCAATCATACTTTCCCGGAATCGGTTCCTTGACATAAGCGCCTGCGTACTTTTCGTTTTTGTCAGACCTAATCTTAGGAGGGATAACAATGTCCCGCTTCTTCAGATAATTGTAGATGATGTTGTCCCACATACGAACCTGGTAGAACACATCTGCATAGTTGACCTTAGCATCATAAGCCATCGTCAATGCCAATTCAATCAGTTTCATCTTGTCTTCCAGACGGTCAACAAGTTCTACGTCAACGATGTTATATTCGATAAACTTTTGCCACCCCTTAGTATAGAAATCTTTAAAGGTGTCAAACTCAGAGTGGTCAAGTTTCTTCTGACCTAACTCCACCTCAGCTATGTAGTCCAGGCGATAAGACTCTTGTGCTTTGTAAGTAAACTTTTTATACAGATCAAGGTAATCGAGTTGGGTCAATCCACCAACATCAAAGACGATTTGCTTTCTACCTTGTACATAGATCTCTCCTTCGGTCACAAGACCCCAGTTGGAGAAACGCTTCATCAACTTCTCTCCAAGCACCCTGTTGAGGCGTTTGCAGATGTATGGAATATCGAACATCTGAATGTTCCAACCAGTCACAACATCAGGGACATCTTGCATCCAGTAATTGATGAAGTGATTCAGCAATTCGTGTTCAGTATGACAATGATGGTAGGTAACATTCTTTTGCTTATTGGCAAAAGGTTTTACACCCCAAGTAATAATCTCCTTTGTCGTATAATCCTGAATAGTAATCGCAAGGATCTCTTCCTGAGCAGACTCTACATCAGGAAATCCGTGTTCAGCAGTGGTCTCAATATCAAGTGTGACTAGTTTGATCTGACTGATATCAAATTTAATCTCATCCTCAGGATACTTCTCTGAGATGTATTGATAGATGTATCGGTCATTGCCGTAAATAGCAAATCCATCTACTTCATCATACTTTTTATAGAACTCACGACAATCGCGAACGCTTCCAGGTTTGATAGGTTCTACTGCTTCTCCACTTAATGTTCTGTACTTAGAATCTTTCTTTGATTTTACAAAGAGTGTTGGGCGAAATTCATCACGGTGCTCATATCTCTGACCATTATCAACGCCACGAACCAAAACCTGATTCCCGATCAATTGAACATTAGTGTAGAAGCGCATTAAATAAGACCTTTGTAACTATCAAGAATTTGCATCGTGGGTTCGGTAAGAGTTAGGATCTTATCAGAACTCATCATAAAAGTATCGTCGGAAGCAAAACCTTCCAACCAACGAGTTAGAAACAGTTTACCATCTTCTTGCAAGACGACCTCATATGGTTTGGTCAGTTTGCAATCTGGTTCGCCAATATCAGCTCCTACCTGCTCAACCTGTGAGACCAACTTTACTTGGTTCGTCAGAACTATCAGTTTGATTATCCTCTCCGGTGTCTTCTCTTGTTGTTCCATCTTTCTTGTAATTTACAATATCAGTAATGTACATTTCTTTTAGTTTGATCACGGGATCAACCATTGTGACAATCCAATCAGCAACAACCGGAATAGTCTCCTCTACAGCAAGAGGCATCCAAGGCAAAAGGGAAACTTCATATCCTGCTTTTTTTCTTGGACCTTCACTCTGCTCTGTAAGAAGTTGTGGTTGACGCATTTTAACAATGCAAGGTTTATTTAGAAAGTATCCAACTACTCTCTTATCATCTTCTTCACCGACAGTCATCTCACTAACATCAGCAATGATGTCTTCGCCAGACTTCATCAGCATTAATTTAATGGTCATTTTTTACTCTTTACCTCCAGGTCATTATAGCAATAAAAAAGAGGGGCGTCAACTGGATTTTGCCAGTTGCCCCTCTGCGGCGACGATATTTAACAAGGTAGCCGCCATTATTTAGGGCGGATGAGACCACCTAAAGTGATTGGTCTTCGTTAGAACCAGTCCTTGCGTTGATGATATTCTGGGACAATTCTTCCCAATACAATACTCAGCAACCCATCCTCAAATTCAACTGATCTAACTTCCGTTTCATCACTGAGGGTCCAAGATCTGGTGAAAGATCGTTGAGCCATTCCTCTATGGACGTAGTTTGTTCCGGTTTCTTTATCTTCTTTTTGTCCTTCGATAAAGAGTTTTCCGTCTTGTGTGTAGACATTTACTTCTTTTTTCTTAAATCCTGCAAGTGCTATTTCAAGTCTTGATTCTACGTTGCTGACTTGAATTAGATTGTAAGGTGGATAATTCGACGTGGTTTCGTGTAAGTCGAACACTCTATTTAGGTACTCATTCATACCAATACTGTTCTTAGAGATTTTATCCAACAGCTCAGGAAGATCTGACGCAGTAAAGCGTGTGAGGTTAGTCATTGTACTACTCCTTAAAAAGCGAGATTTGATTGTGTGGACCCCGAAGGCATCCTTGGCGTCAAAGGGGGAGCGAACCCCCTTCTCCTTTGACATTACTATTTAAGCATAAAACGAAAAAAGGAGATACAGTAACAACCGTATCTCCTTATAGGGGTTTCCGACTTTTGAAGCGACCGCACGAAAGATCGCACGTTTATTTATTCGGTTTCCTGGGGTTTGGTTTTCTTACCAATATTGTACTTCTGCTCAAGAATCCAATCTCCCTTGTCCTTGTATGCCAGGACTTTGATTTGATTGAGAGGAGCAATGTCTGCCACGCTATCAGGACTTACCACTGTAATCAGTCCCCAGTCTGCTAGGAGACGTGTGATGCGGTTACGACGTTGTACATCATTCAATGTAAGGTTAGCGTGTTTGCCATCCAAAGCAAACAGTTCCTTAAAGTGTACAATAAAATATCTTCCCTGCTTATGTAGAATGTGGCAGGACTGATAAAGTTTCTTTTCCTTCCGCGATGCCACTCCAATGCGTGTCAGTGTTTCGCGGACTTTGAGAAAATCATCTGGTTCGTTGAGCATAACCTCTACCATTTGATCTTGCGACCATTCAACAGTAGGTTCCACTGTAGAAGTCATTTTGTGCCTCCAATATCAAGTCGTTGTTTAATAAAGTTAATCTGTTCTTTAGTCAGAATTTTCAGAGCTTGTGATGCCTTCTCATTACTATATCCATAGTATTGCTTGACACATTCCAGATCCGTGACTTTATCCTTACGGAGCCAGGGAGAAAATCTCTTCTTTTTCCTCAGACTATTTAGATAAAATGAATATTGCATATCTTTATCTAGGTGTGAATTTTTGTTCATCTCATTAGCGAACATCACACAGTCCAAGTGTCCTGACAGACAACGATTGACAATGTAGGGAGGATAATCTTTTGTATGTTCTGTAAGATCTTCCTTGTTAAAGTTGATTGAGTTGAGCCAGTCTTTGAGTTCCATTATCTAATAATCTCCAAATCAATTCCAGGTTTCA